AGTTGGGACGATGTCTTGGCTGGACGCGGCATATGCCTCGAGTGTGCGGAGCCGCCCAAGTCTAAACAAACGACTACAAGGAAGCCAAAATGAGTTTTACATACGATTTTGCAGTTAACGCCGCGATTGCCCGAGTACGGCTTGCTATCGGAGATATTACAAGAGACTCCGGAGTAAAACCCGATGGCTCAAATTTCACAGATGCAGAAATTCTTGCCATCCTTACCGATACCAATAACGACCTTGATGCCACTACGTATGTGTTTTAAAAGGCCCTTGCAAACATGTGGGGTACGTACGTAGACATAACAGTTGGACCTCGTAAGGAGTCTTTAAGTGATATTGCGTTCCACTACGCAAAGCGGGCTTCGGAGATGGGCGAACGTACAGGGTTGTCTGCAAAATCGTTTTCCACGCTATTGAACCGAGTTGATGGGTATTCTGAGGCAGCATAATGATTAGCAGTTCGATGAAACGCATGATGCGTTATACGGTTAGCACGAAAAGACGGCCAGCTGCAACTGCAGCCGGAAAACAAGGTGCGCCCGTAGTTCATTTGACGTCCTTAAAAGTTACGCCAATCGATCCCCTGAACACGGATGAATTTCACAATCTCATACTACGCTATGGTATTCAAGAGCCGTACCGACTGTTTGGATGCTACTGTGAAACTTCAGAAGATGTTGCCATTGGTGATATTATCGTATGGGGAAATCGCGAGTTTCTTCTGAAAGGTTGCGGTATTTGGGACGACGGCGCAGAAACACTGTATGAGATGGTACTATCGGAGATGGTGTAATGGCTGAGGGAATGCTTCAGATAGTGGTAGATGTGCCCAGCTTTCACAGGGCGCAACAAGCTATCGCGTTAGCCAATGGCGGCAAAACGTATCGTGGTATGTTTCGCGACTACATCTCCGGCTTACTCAAAACTTCTGAAGTCTATGCGAAAAGTATTACGCATAAAGATTCAGGCGAACTAGCTAAGGCTATCACGTGGAAGTATGACTCGCATCGCATGAAGGGAAGCCTTTTCGTTGATCCCGGAGCTGCGTGGCATTCCAGCCGAGGCGTTATCCGGAGACCTGCCGTATACGGCATTTACGAACATGCTCGTGGCGGTTCACATGCATTCATAAAGCGTACATTCGAAGAACGCGTAAAGCAATTCGGCTTCCTTGGACTCCGAATGGCGGTAGAAAGGTTACCATGGCCGTAAGTCGAAAAGCAATTCGTCAAAAGTTGGCGGAGATTCTCACGACTGCGTGTACGCAGGCGAGTGAAGTCAAAGCTTATCAGCCCAGTACCATAGGTCCCACTCCTGGAATCTACGTACGAAGTGTGTCAGCAGAACGACCTCCCCTGACGGTGCGGGGCAAGTTCACGCGGTTTGTGTTCGACATCTTGATTGTGGTTTTGCAATCGGATAACGGTTCATGGACCGCCGATAAAGCCGAGGACTTGACAGACGACTTGGAATACGCCGTGTGCCAAGCCCTTACTGCCAACCGCGTTGTAGCAGACGTGTGGGATAGCATTAATTATGCCGCGCCCAGTGTGGTAGAACACTACTTGGAAGATGGCATACCATATATTATCGAGGCTGTGAATGTCTCGGTGGAGGTAGCAAGAGATGCCTAAGAAAAACAAGGTTTATAGAGCCCGTGTGAGATTGAGTTCTTTAAGCACGGGCAAAACAATTAATCCAGGCGAGACTATTGAGTTGTCACCAGACGACGCGCAGATTCTCTTGGACAGTTTAGCAATTGAGGAGGTGTCGAATGACACAAACAACAGGATCGCTGAGTTGGGCGAACTGCAAGATCGAACTGAGTAACGATTCAGGCGTAAGCTGGATCGATATTTCGGGTTTTACAAATTCAATCGCGGTCGACGGTGGTGAACGAGCAACCGGCGAGTTTTTTACTGCGACCGGCGATGTTCCTATCGTAACTTCAGGTAAACGTGGGTTGCTCGAAATCACAGCCAAATGCGTCTATACGGAAGACGCTTCTAACGCACCATTTATTATGGTGCACGAGGCAAATGAAGCACAAGATCCTCTGATGATTCGATGGAGTCCTAAGGGCGGTGCGATTGGCAATTTCCGCTTCACTAGCTCAGAAGGACAATGCGTCAAACCGGTTTACCCGCAAGGTGCAGCCGACAGTGCTGACGCAATTCCGATTGAGTTCACAATCAAGTGTTCATCGATCACAAAATCCGTGGTTTCGGTGTAGGAGGCATGAATGGCACAAACTACTAACGCCCTTAGTTGGGCAAATTGTAAGATTGAACTGAGCGCTAACGGTTCCTCATGGACGGATGTTTCGGGTTTCGCAAACTCGGTATCTGTAGATGGGGGAGAACGCGCAACCAGTGAATTTTTCACGGTCGATGGAGACACTCCCATCGTAACCGCCGGTAAACGCGGATTCCTTAATATCACTATCAAGGCTGTGTACACTGAAGCCGGATCTGATGCATACGCCATGGGTATCGCGGCATATGAGGGTAACTCGCCGCTGTATGCTCGGTGGACTCCGAAAGGAAGCGGTGCAGGTGCTTTTGTTTTCACAACCTCAATCGGTCGCGTAACAAAACCGATTTATCCTCAGGGCGCTGCAGATAGCGCAGATGCGATTCAGTTCGAGCTTGGCATTAGCTGCGGTTCGATCACCAAGACAACTCTGTAAGATAGGATGTGAGTATGGCGACTAAAATTACTACGGATTTGAAGGAGATGGGATTTGTCGTTGACGTGTCAAAGTACACGGTAGGAGACATTTTGGATCTTTCTGATGAGACCCTTCCAATCGCAAAACGGCTGGAAGTACTCCAACACGGTATCGTGTCAGGAGACCTGCGTAGCTTGCCGATTTCCAAGCTACCAGAATTCATTCAGGCCATCTCGGTGGCTATGAGCGCCGAGGCAAACCCTACGTAGGCAGGGATGGCAACGAAAAGCCCCTGACGCTACGTCAAGCAACTACGGCATTTTTGTGGACGTCAGGGGTAGCCATCCCAATGGATTACTTAGTGCTTCTACTGTGTCGCGATGTGTATCATTGTACGCCGTCGGAACTAATGAAGCAAAACATGATGACTGTTCAACGACATCTTGCATGTATGGACGTTGAACATAAAGTAGAAGAGATGAAACGAGCAAATAAATGACAGAGTATACGCTTAGTCTAACCATTCTCGGCAAGGACAAAGCAAGCGGTTTGTTTGATCGTCTTGACCGTTCGCTTAAAAGTGTCATGCAAACTGCTATGGGCATGACACTTGCTCGGGTGTTTGAAGATATCGGCGCTGCGATTGGTCGTATGGCTATTAACGCCATCAATGCAGTTTCTTATGTACAAAATCTTGAAGTAGTTCTCGGCTCGTTAATAGCACGCGAAATGTACATGACAGGCGAGTTTGACAATGTCGGCGCTGCAATGGGCAACGCCGACATTGCGGCGCAGCAACTAATGCATGATCTTGGCAGATTTGCTATTCTGTCGCCGTACACAATGGAAGCCACGACCAACATGTTCCGGTTGATGATGGCTTTTGGTAGTACGTCGGAACAATCAACTCTCTTAACACGCGGTTTGATGACAATGGGTGCCGGTCTCGGCGCCAGCAATGAGCAAATTCAGCGTATGGCCTATAACCTTGCGCAAATACAGCTTGAAGGTAAGGTAACCGCACTTGATATTCGTCAATTGGCTCTGGCTGGCTTGCCACTCAATGATGTTCTGAAATCTGTCGGCAAGCAATTTGGCGTAAACATCGAGAACCACCAGGATTTTAACAAGGCTCTTGCGGAAGGCAAAATACCCTGGCAACAATTTACTGAGGGCTTCGCAAAATACGCCGACGAAAACTTTGGCGGTGCCTCGGAACGCATGGCTCGTACGCTATCTGGCTTGAAATCAACCTTCTCAGATGTGTTTACGCTTACAATGCCGCAGATTTTGGGTCCAGCTGTAGAAGAAATTACCGGCGTGATGAGCACGCTGTTAGATGCATTCCTGTATATTTATGAAGACCCCCGACTTAAGCAGATTGGCGTTGAGCTGGGTGCTAAGGTTCGCGGATGGATTGCCCCTGTGAAAGGGGCGGTTGAGACTTTCTCCGCCGCGCTTGCTGGCGGGGCTGACATCGGTACTGCGGTAAAGCAGCTCTTCGGCGATCTTGGTACTATTTTCAAAGATACCTCTAAAAACATTCTTGGGGGGTTAGCACTCTCCCTTCCCGGCGTGACAACATGGGCAGCAGACCTTGTTACTAGGATATTCACGGGGCTTGCAACGAACCTGCCCAAGATAGGTATTTTCATAACGCAAGTACTGGGGGGCGTACTCGCGAGCCTTACAACAGCCGCTCCGGGCTTAATAGCGTCGTTCGGTGCTGTATGGCTCTCGCTCGGGCAGACATTGATAACTGCAGCACCCGGGATACTTTCATCGGTTACAAGTTTGATAGGACAAATTGCGACAGGTTTTGTCAACAATGCGCCGCAAATTGCAGCTGCGGCTGAGAATCTGGTGATGACGCTGACAGAAAGCATGTCGCAAAACATGCCCACAGTACTCAATGCAGCCGGAGCCATCGTAATGACAATGCTATCCGGAATCGGCGAACATATGCCCCGCATGATTACTGCAGGCATGGAAATTATCACGCAATTCGTGAACGGCCTCGCACAAATGATGCCGGAAATAATTGCTACAGCCGGAATAGTGTTGGCAGCGCTTGTACGCGCGCTTTTGCAAGGTCTTCCAGAATTATTGCTCGCGGGTGCACGTCTGGTTGTTGGAGTAGCTCTTGGCCTCGTGGCAGCTTTGCCCGATCTTATCAATGCTGTTATGACTTTCGTTCCCGCAATAATAGTAGCGTTGTTACAGAGCCTACCCATGCTCGTAGACGCCGGCTTACAGTTGCTGCTGGCTATTGCACTCGGGTTAGTAAGTGCTCTAACAACGATAACAAACTCGGCGGATCAGATTATTAACGAGCTCATGAGCGCACTGGCTGCAATGTTGCCGCAGATACTTATAGTTGGCGTACAAATTATTACGATGCTTGTTATGGGTATCTTACAAAACCTTCCCGCATTGCTTAATGCTGCAGTATCACTTGTAATGCAATTGATTGCGTTGATTGAGGCAAACTTACCTTTACTGATAGTACTGGGTATGCAATTACTCACTGCCTTGCTCATTGGTATTGTGCAGGCGTTGCCCGGCATTGTGGATGTCGCAATTAGATTGGTGCAAGATCTTCTAAACAACATAGGTATGTGGCTACCTATGCTTCTTCAGCTGGGGGCTACATTACTTCTCACCTTAGCACAGGGCATATTGTTGTCACTACCTGCAATAGCCTCTGCCGGCATTGATATCGTGGTTTCATTGCTTGAGGCAATATACGGACTTTTAAGCGCCGTGTTTCAGGCTGGTGCAGATCTGATGAGTGCCTTTGAAACCGGATTTCGAACAGGCGACTGGTCAGGAGTCGATGACTTCTTCACTGGCCTGTTTGACGGCTCAAGAGCTAATTTGCAACTCACAGGTTTTGAATGGGGAAATCAACTTCGTGCTGGATTGAAAGCCAGTCTTCCTGGTCTGGAGACAACGGTGCAAAATGGGGTAGCAGGCATCAATGCTGCCATAGCGAGTGACCCGACTATGAACATGCAGTCTGTTGGGGCTCAGTTTGCAACAAACATGGGGTACGGTTGGGCTTCACAGTATCCCTCTATGGCCAATACACTCACCACAGACTTTGCTGGTCTAACAACCGGTTTTGGGTTGCAGACAATAGGCATGCAAGGCGTAGGAACAGACCTTGCGGCAAACATCGGCACAGGATGGTCTTCAACGATCTCAGATACGAGAATGACAATTGATGATGATCTTGGCCTGATTCCGTTGGCTGTAGGGAATAATCTGAAGGGTACTACCACTTCCGCTGGCGCCGGCTTAGCCACAGACATCGGAGAAGGATTCGACGCAGAGTTCCCCGGCGTGAAAAGTAGTTTGGTTGCTGATGTGGCTGACTTGTCAAAGGTACTGAAGCCGGGTGACACAACATCTATTGGTTCCAATATTATAGGTGGTATTCGAGGCGGTCTTGAAGGTGCTTTTCCTGGATTGAAGGCACGAGCACGGCAGATGGCAAAAGAAATCGCAGACGCAATGTCAGTCGCGTTAGAAATTAGATCGCCATCTAAAGTCTTTTCTCGCATAGGTGAGCAAATTCCTCGCGGTCTTGCTCAGGGTATTACGCGACGCGAGCAACTTCCGCTTGAAGCCGCTGTTCGTATGGCTGAATTGTTAAATGATAACAGCCGTGTGAAAAGCGCGGCAGATCTGCGTCCTAATAAGGTATATAACTACAGTTTAACTATGCCGACGTCTTCTAATCCCAATGATATACGGACGGCATTCGAGCTCATGGAGGCTTGGAACGTATGACAGCACCGACCTTAGAAAGAATGAAATTTTGGATTGTCGTACCTAAGTACGCCGAGAATCAAATTAAGAACCCAACCTTTGCCAGTCCCGACTATGAAGAAGACTGGGCGGTAAAGGGAGCAAGCGCAGTAATAGCGGAAACAGGCGACGAAGCTCGATGGGGTGTATACTCAATGCAAGTAACACCAGTGGCTGGCGTAGACAGTGTCGTATATTATGCCGGGCTTTCTGTTGAGAGTGGTCTTGCTTACACTTTTTCTTGTTACGTTAAAGGCATAGCAACGCAAACCATGCGAATTATGATTACCGATAGCACAGGTACTGCTAAAGCGACCACTACTTTCACTGCGACGGGTTACTGGCAGCGAGTCGAGGTGAGTTGGACTTCGAACGCGACTGCAACGAATTACCAAGTTCAGGTTATCAGGAACTCAGTTGCAAGTACTGCAGCTTTTTATGTTGACGGAGCGCAGTTTGAGCAGAATACTGCGGCAACTACTTTCTTTGATGGGTATACACCCGGGTGTCATTGGACGGGCGCTATCAGAAACTCTACTTCCGCGAGAACAGACAACACCGGCTTGGGTGGCGAGCTGTTATGCATTAATGATTACGCTTCGATTACAAAGCATATCGGTTTCGGCATGGGTCAGTGGGACCAAATTATGACTAAAATGACTGTCGGGGGTGATATGTATCAAACACATGCCCGAAAGTCCCGAACAGTTGCTCTTAATTTGGCATACACCGGAGAAAGCCACGGCGAGTTACAGGCTAAACGTAAAGTCATTCTCGATGCGTTGCGGCCCGATTTGCTCTCTAACTTACCAGTGAGAGAACAGTTCGGAATTAATATGCCGGGCTCTTGGCGGGGACATGAACAACGGATTCTTCGATATCAGGGTTTTGATGCGAACGGAAATGAAGCAACTAACCCTGTAGACATAATTTGTGCATTCGAGTCATGCCACTCCGACACTCCGGACACTGAGACCTCACAGCAGGATACATTAATATTCACTGTTCCGAGCGGCTTGTTCCAGGGTGCTTACCACGAGGGGTCATCATTGGACCTTTACGCCAGTTTTCCGGCTGAGTTTATCGTGAAAAGGGATCCACAGGGGAATTGGTGCGAGTGGACTGGCAGCGCATATGCGAGTTTGATCACGGGACTAAATGGAACCGTTTATTGTATGGTTGATGGACCGGATGGCAAGATTTATGCTGGCGGGACGTTCACGAATGCTGGCGGCGTAGCAAGTGCTAATTATCTGGCACGGTGGGATCCGGTAACGGAGGCATGGGAGGCGTTGGGAGTTAGTTATACCGGAGCAACGATTTCCATGATACTGGCTCTGGCTTTCGATGCAAATGGGGATTTGTATGTTGGCGGACAATTTGAAAATTGGGGTGGCGCAAGTGGAGACCATATTGTCAAAATCACGGGTTTAGAGCCGGACGGCATTCCTACGGTAAACACTCTTGGAACTGGGTTGCAGGCTTTCTGTGATGCGATAGCGATTGCGCCGAACGGGTATGTTTACATCGGTGGTGGATTTACATCAGCCGGTGGTGTAGCCAATACGGCGTACGTTGCTTTCTGGGATGGCACAGCATGGCATTCGGCGTCGTCGACTGTTTTGGACGATTATGTAACAACACTCGCGTTTTCACCAAACGGAAGTTTGTACATTGGCGGCGTGTTTACAAACGCAGCCCACCCGTTCTTATGCAGACTGGGGGAAGAAAGCAGTGCGTATCAAGTTGTTGGTAGAAACACGGATGTCAATGCAGTTGTTCATTCAATTGCTTTTGATGCCGCGGGTCATATGTACATAGGTGGCGCATTTACGAATGTTGGTGGCAATGCAAATGCAGACTATGTTGTAAAGCGGGTGGGTTCAAATTGGGAGTCGTTAGGAACCGGAACAAATAACATTGTTCACAATGTAGCGTCCTGCTACGGCAAAGTCTATGTTTCTGGGTCGTTTTCGACTGCCGGCGGAGTTGCACTCACCGATCGAGTGGCGGTTTGGACTAACGGTGCTTGGCAGCCGCTGGATGTAGACTTACCGGGAACGGCATATGTTTATTCCGCATTAGAAGCGTCAGACGGCTCGCTTTACATTGGCGGCGTGTTTTCAACGGTTGCTGAAACGCCTGACGAGGATGCTAAGGTAGGTATCGTAGCTTTGAATTTGGAAGCAGCGACTGCAAGTGCAAATACTTATCCCGTCATTAGTGTCACAGGGCCCGGCACGCTGAGGATGATTAAAAACTACCGTACCGGAAAATCTATCGCTTTTAGCGGATTGACCTTGCAAGCAGGCGAGTGGATATCGCTCAATTTTGACCCGTTAAATTTAAGCTTTAGAAGTGGATGGGCGAGCAGAGGCAACTTAATGCGTTATATTGTCGCGGGGGCAGATTATGGCGACTTCTATGTTAGCCCAGGAGCTAATTACATCTCATTGTTTATGGATGATACAACTGCCAACAGTGCGGCAAGCATTGTCTGGGTGCCGAAGTTCTGGGGCATCGAAGGAGCTTTACTATGAGATATGAAGTAGTCTGGTACGACCATGAAGGCACGCGTAAAGGCGTTATCCAAGCATTCGAGAGCCTGGAGTATGTCAAAGCTGAAAATACTATCGGTGCGTTGGTTATCAACTTGCCAAGAAACCTCATGAAGTACGATGATTTCTCAGTAGACGATATTTTTGAGATCTGGCGTGAGAAGGGTGGCACGTTAGAACTGCAGAACGAGACTGCTTATTTTTTGCGAGACTGGGAATTTTGGGCAGATGTCGACGGTGCGGAGTATATCCGCCTGTCTGCTCTTGACGCTAATTACCTTTTAGATACTGCGGTAGTGATTGCGCACTCTACAAGCGCAGAAGCAGACAAGACAGACATACCTGACGACATGATGAAGGCAATTGTTCGGGAACAGCTTGGAAGTCTCGCGGATGCGGACAGACAGAAACTCTTAGTAGCACCTGACTTCGGTGCTGCAGGCGCAAGCGTTAGTAAGGCATTTGCCTATCGTAATGTGTTAACTGTTTTACAGGAACTCTGCGAGGTAGCGCGAGAAGTAAACGATGTTTGGCTTGGCTTCGATGTTGTCAGGATAGCGCCAGGCGTGTTTGAATTCAGGACGTATGTCGGACAAAGAGGACAAAACCATAGTCGAACTTCTGGCGATCCACGTTTAGTAGGTAAACAATACGGTAATTTTAGCCAACCCATTTTCGGCACTTACCACGCCGACGAAAGAAATTTCGTAGTGGTGGGCGGGCAGGGTGAAGATCTGGCAAGAGAGCTTGTGTACCGCTGGAATTACGACCGCTGGCATGCAAGCAAGTGGAACAGGCATGAGTATTTTAAAGATGCCCGGGACAACGCAACAACTGCCGCTTTGGAGGCAGAAGGCGATGCTGCGCTGGAAGAATTCAAGCCAAAACAGATATTGGCTGGGATAGTGCACGACACGCCAGGCATGCTTTACAACATTCATTACGGTTTCGGTGATATTCTTACTGCCGAGGCATTTGGTTACTCTGTCGATTGCCACGTTACAGCGGTCAAGGTTGTAGTCAAGCAAAACACAGGTGAACAAGTTGAAATTAAACTCAAAGGTGAGCTATGAGCAGTTATAACGAGAACTTAGCGGCCAAAATTAGAGTTTTAGAGCGAGAGGTTGAGAGGCTGAGAGTAAAGGAACGACCAGTCGGTGGTGGCGGTGGAGTAACCGATCACGGTGCTTTGACTGGACTTGCCGACAATGACCATCCGCAATATCGGTTAGTTGCAGATGCAATCGATCACGGCGCATTAGGTGGTCTTGCTGATAATGACCACCCACAATACCTGCTCACCACCGGAAAAGCGGCTGATAGCGACAAGTTGGACAACATAGATTCAGCAGGATTCGTCCAGACGAGTGGTAATCAGTCCGTAGGCGGTATCAAGACGTTCACGTCAATTCCAGTCTTACCTGCCACGAATCCAACTACCGCCAACCAAGCAGTCAGAAAAGGCTACGCGGACG